GGGCGCGGGGCTTACCGAGAAGGGCCGCGCTAAGTACAATCGGGAAACCGGATCGCACCTGAAGGCCCCGCAGCCCAAAGGTGGCGCAAGGCGCGATTCTTTCTGTGCCCGCATGGGTCCGGTAGCGCATAAAAGCGAAACCGGTAGCCGCGCAAGGGCATCAATGCAACGCTGGAACTGTCCCGGCTGGTAAGGAACGAACATGGCCAAAGTTAAAAAATTTGCAAACGGTGGCGCTCTTGCTGATGTGGTGGGTGCAGCTTCCAAGTTCACCGCGCCGCCCGGAGATAACTCCAGCGCCCCCAGTACGGCTCCAGCGTTCGGTTACGGCGGCAGCGGTACGCCCGATGGCGCTACAGCACCTGACATGGGCCAGACAGAACGGGACATTGATGCGGCGTCTATGGCCGCGCCAAGCCTACCAAAATACCGCAAAGGTGGCCATGTGACCACCCGTCGCATGTCCAGCGTCAGCAAGTCCTCAAAAGCGCCCTGCTGGTAAGGAAAGGCCATGGCTTACTCAGGAACTGTCGGACAGACCGTTATAACGGTCCAAAAGCTCATCGACCATGGGGCGCGGCGTGCTGGGAAATTGGCCGAAGAATTGACGGTAGAACAGGTGCAAGCGGCCAAGGAGTCGCTGTTTTACATCCTGAGCAACCTGATCAACCAAGGCATCCAGTATTTCGCCATCAAAAAGACCGTAATCGGCCTCAATCCTGACCAGTACGAGTATTCCCTGCCCGTGGGTGGCAACGACGTGCTGAACGCGCTCTATCGCACGTTAAACCGCCCAACCCCAAATACGGCCAACGGCTACTCTGCGTCCTCGGGGAACGCTGATCTTGCCTTTGACAACGACACAACCACGGCGGACACGCAAACGGCGCCCAACGGCAACATCAGCGTCAACTACGGCACAAACAACTCAATCTACGCTGGATCAATTGGTATCTTGCCCGCCACCTCGGGCTCGTTCCACATCCTGTTGGAGTGGTCTAACAATGGTTCCACGTGGAACACTCTGTACGATACCGGCGTCACCACATGGGTAAGCGGCCAGTGGCTCTGGTACGACATTGATCCGGGCGTCACGGCGCAGTTTTATCGCATGCGCGAGACGGGCGGCGGCACCCTGAACGTGGCCGAGTTCTACGTGGGCAACAACTCCACCGAGATCACCATGGCCCGGCTCAACCGGGACGACTACACCAACCTACCTAACAAAAACTTTACGGCCAACCAGCCGTTCCAGTTTTGGCTCAACCGCACGATCCCGCAGGCCACCATCACGGTTTGGCCGACGCCTTCAGACCCGTTTGTGCAGATGACGGTGTGGTACTCGGCCTACGTACAAGACGTGGGCGCCTTGAGCGGCCAGTTGGCCATCCCTGATCGCTGGCTCATGGCCATCCAGAACATGCTTGGCCACCAGATGGCGCAAGAGCTGCCCGGCGTGGAATTGACGCGAATCCAGTACCTTGAAGGCCAAGCAGAAAAATATTTCCAGATGGCCGAGCAAGAAGAGCGCGACAAGTCGCCGATTATGCTCAGTCCTAATATTTCGGTCTATACGAGGTAGCTGGCATGCCCCGGTTCCTTGACACCCGTGGCGGCTCCGACATTGCGATCTTTGTATGCGACCGGTGCAAGATGAAGCGTGCGCATTCAACGGCGCGCAATGACCCTAACTTTCCCGGCCTGCTAGTATGCGACCAAGGCTGCGCAGATGAGATTGACCCCTACCGGCTGGCTGCTCGCCAAACTGAGCGCATCACGATCCGCTTCCCGCGCCCCGATGTGAGCGTGGCGGTTACGGGAAGTAATATCGTCACAACCCCGTACGGTAATGAGATACTCGTAACTGAGCAAAATACAAATATACCTACAAACAACGGAAATGAAAACCTAATCAGCCCGTAGCCGTTATATGTCCATAAATGTAAGCATTACCCAACTACCCCAAGCCCAGACAATCACTGGGACGGAAGCGGTGCCTATTGTCCAAAATGGAGTCACGGTACAGACAACGACCGCTGCGCTGGCCGGGTCACCCGTTCAGACGCAGAGCTTCCTGACGGCCAACAACGAGCCCACGCTGCCCAACAGCCGCGCTTTAACAGTAGGCACCGGGCTCAGTCTGGCCGATGGCGGCGCGCAAAGCACGCTACAGGTAAACCTTACCGGTGGGTTGCCCGACTTGAACACCATAGGCACCGGGATTGTTGCAAAGACAAACACAAGCAGCTTTGCCCCAAGAACTTTGTCTACCAGTGGGTCGGGGCTATCGGTAAGCGACGGCGATGGCGTTGCGGGCAACCCAACCTTCCAATTGACCGGCGTGGCTGCTGCCATCGCCAGCGCGACCGGTACGGGTATGCTGGCCATTGTTAGCGGCACAGCTATCGCCAACCGGACCATAAACGGTACAGTAGGTCAGATTCTGGTGACCAACGGGGATGGGTCTGGAAACCCAACTATTGGAATGGTCAATGACCCCGTAGTGCCGGGCGCTGCGGGGTTGACGCTTCCCAACGGGTCTACAGCCAGTCGGCCTGTTTCTGCTAACGTGGGCACGATCCGCTACAACACCGATTCGTTGGCATTTGAGGGTTACACCGCTGCCGGGTGGGGGACCATCACGGCGGGCGCTGCCATCACTTTAATCAATACCGGGACAGGGATTACCGGCGGTCCAATCACTTCTAGCGGCACAATCGCGCTGGCCAACACGGCGGTCACGCCGGGGTTGTACACCAACACCAACTTGACCGTGGACGCCCAAGGGCGCATCACAGCGGCCTCAAACGGATCGCCGGGCGGGGTTACCTCCGTTAGCGCCGGATCGACGGGGCTTACCCCATCTAGCGCAACTACAGGGGATGTTGTACTCGGCGGTATTCTTAACGTAAGCAATGGCGGCACGGGGACTAACACGCCTGCACTGGTGGCCGGAACCAATGTCAGCATCACAGGCACGTGGCCGAATCAGACAATCAATTCGAGTAATTCAGGCGGCACGGTCACATCCGTGGCGGCTACCGTACCGGCGTTTTTATCCATCTCGGGTAGCCCGATTACCACGTCGGGCACGCTGGCGATCAGTTACTCGGGCACGGCTTTGCCTATTGCAAATGGCGGCACTGGCCAGACAACTGCCGGGGCTGCAATCACTGCGCTGACTGGTACGCAAACTTCGGGTTACTACCTACGTTCTGACGGCACAAATGCCGTCCTTGCAGCCATTGTGGCGGCGGACGTACCAACACTAAACCAGAACACTACTGGCACAGCGGCCAACGTAACGGGAACAGTGGCAGTAATAAATGGCGGCACGGGCGCCACCACCGCGTCAGGCGCTAGGACCAACCTGATTGCAGCTCAAAGCGGCGCGAACACCGACATCACCTCGGTGGCATTGACAACAGGCACGATTACCACGGCCCCAAGTTCGAGCAACGACATAGTCAACAAGTCATACGCTGACGCAATCGTTACAGGCGTCAACTTCCATGCTGCTTGTAACTACGCAACAACAGCGGCTTTGTCTGCAGCGTACACGTACAACAACGGCGCAAGCGGAGTAGGCGCGACGATAACTGCCAATGCGGTTGGGGCTCTGACGATTGACGGGTACACCTTTGTATCGGGCGATGTCGGCAAGCGTATCCTCATAAAAGACGAGACCGGCGCATACGTCAACAACACAACCCCAAGCGCGGCATTCAACGGCGTGTACACGTTGACCACTGCTGGTACGGCTGGTGTTGCGTATGTCCTAACCCGCGCCACGGACTACGATACCAGCGGCACCGGCACAAACGAAATAGATGCGGGCGACCTACTTTTGGTGTTGGCGGGCACTACTAACGCTAATACCTCTTGGGTCCAACAAACGCTTTTGCCAATTACTGTCGGCACAACGTCCATAGTGTTTATCGAGTTTGCGGCGGTTCAAACGTATACCGCTGGCACAGGGTTAAACCTAATAACCAACCAGTTTTCTATAGCTAATATCGGCACGGCGGGGACCTACGGCTCCGCCAGTCAAGTACCGGTAATTGTTACCAACGCCCAAGGCCAAGTTACCGGCGTTACTAATACGGCCATTGCAATTGCTGCTTCGCAGATAACTTCCGGGCAGGTAGCAGTGGCCAATGGCGGGACTGGTTTGAGCGCGGGCACGTCAGGCGGCGTTCCTTATTATTCGGCTGCGGGCACGCTTGCGTCTTCTGCAGCGTTGACCGCGAGCGCTTTGGTGATCGGTGGCGGCGCCGGGGTAGCCCCAAGCACCACCACCACTGGCACGGGCGTGCTGACCGCCCTAGGCACGAATGTGGGCACCGCTGGCGCCTTTGTGGCCAATGGCGGGGCTTTGGGCACGCCAAGCAGCGGCACGGTCACTAACCTGACCGGCACGGCATCCATCAACATCAATGGCACGGTAGGCGCAACGACGGCCACTACGGGCGCGTTTACCACTGTTTCCGCAAGTGGCCAGATCACCTCGACAGTTACCACAGGGTCAGCACCTTTTGTTGTGGCCAGCACTACTCAGGTGGCTAACCTTAACGCGGCCACTGCCGGTAACGTAACGGGCACGGTGGCCATTGCCAACGGTGGTACGGGACAAACCACAGCGGGCGCGGCCTTCAACGCTCTGTCACCTGTCACCACCACAGGTGACTTGATCATAGGCAACGGCACCAACAGCGCGACTCGGCTGGCAATTGGGGCCAACAATTACGTCTTGACTTCCAACGGCACAACGGCATCTTGGTCTGCGGCTACAGGCGGGGTGACACAGATTGTTGCGGGCACGAACGTCACGATCTCCCCAGTGGGCGGCACAGGCGCGGTCACTATCAACGCATCTGGTGGCGCTAGTGCGTACACCAGAACTACGTTTACAGCTACAGCAGGGCAGACTGCCTTTACGGTTACTTACGCAGTGGGCTATCTCCAAATCTATGTAAACGGCGTGCTGCTAACAGGCTCTGATTACACAGCTAGTAGCGGTACAGGGTTTACCCTTAACGTAGCTTGTGCCGTAGGCGATATTGTTGAAGCATTGGTTATTACAACTTCTATAACTTCAACCGGCATAACAACAGGTAAAGCTATTGCAATGGCAATGATCTTCGGCTATTAAGGAATAAGAAATGGCAAACCCAAATATCGTCAACGTAACTTCTATCTACGGAAGTACAAACTATCTAATCCCTAGCACAACATCTGCTACGGTTTGGACTGCTCTTACGCCTGCGGCTGGCACGGTTAACAAAATTGACAACATTGTTGCGTCAAACGTAACGGCTAGTAATGCCACTGTTACGGTAGCAATCAACAGTGCAGCGGCTGGTGCTGGTACAAACTATCGTTTGATTTACCAAGTGCCTGTGCCGGTAAACGCTTCCATTGTTATTGTGGACAAAAGCACGGCGTTCTATTTGGGTGAAGCGCAGTCAATCGTGGTGACTGTTGGAACTGCAAGCGCAATTGAATTAACGTCATCGTTTGAAGCGATAACTTAATGTCTACGCAGTACAAGGGGTCTGTTCTTTCATCGACTGAACAGGCTACATCAACTTCTAGCGCCAAAGGAATTTGGACTACCAGTGATGTGATGCAAGCGCAGAAAGCGGGTACATGGGTTACTTTGGGTTTTCCAATTGAGTTTTTATTAGTTGCTGGCGGTGGGCCGGGGGGCTGGAATTATTGCGGTGGCGGCGGCGCTGGTGGTGTAGTTTTATCTACAGCTTTAACTATTGCGCCTGCAACAAATTACACAGTAACAATTGGAGCCGGTGGAACTCCCCCCGCTGGAACTGGTACAGTACCCGGAACTGGAAATAATTCTGTGTTTACAGCGTCAGGCTCAAGCCCCGCGCTAGGTGGCGGCGGTGGGAATGTAGACAGTACTAGCACTAAGTACGGCGGCAATGGGGGTTCTGGCGGCGGTGCTGGATATTTGGCTGGATCGGTTGCTGGAACTGGATCAGGGACACAAGGTAAAAACGGCGGTGCTGGCGATTCAAATAGCAACTTTGGCGGTGGCGGCGGCGGATACGGCGGCGTTGGCGTAGGCGGTACAAACTCTACAGGTGTTGGCGGTATCGGGTTGTTAAGCACAATCACCACAAATTTTGCCGGTACTGCTACTACAGCAACTTCTACTTTGCTAACAATCACAGCCGTTTCTGCTGGAGTTATAGGTATTGGTACGCAAATAACAGGATCAGGTGTTCCCGCAGGCACAGTTATTATTGCGCTTGGTACAGGTACAGGCGGGGTTGGTACTTACACTATGAATAAGGCCACTACTACTACTGTAGTGGGGACAGCAATCACAAGCACTGGCGTTTACTATGCTGGTGGCGGTGGTGGTTGGACGCGCAGCACAGGTACAACGCTTGGCGGTTTAGGTGGCGGCGCTGGTGGGGTAACCGGTACTAACACAGCTCCGGGGGGCGCTAATCAAGGCGGCGGTGGTGGTGGCGGTGGCTCACTTGCGGTGGGTGGTGCTGGAGGATCAGGTATATTAATTATTGCTTACCCCGATACCTATGCAAATCTTGCTTCTGTAGCCGCAGGTCTGACTTGCAATGGTAGTGCGGGAAATACCACTCCAAATACAACGTATCGCACAGGTTACAAAGTGTACAGATTTACTGCCGGTACTGGCGCTATTTCTTGGTAAAAAAAATGGCTACTAGATATAAAGGCTCTATTCTTTCATCTACGGCGCAAACGCCGACAACGTCTAGCGCCAAAGGAATCTGGAAAAATGCCACTGTTTTGCAAGCGCAGAAAGCCGGAACATGGCCCCTTTTATCTCTTCCAATAGAATATTTAGTACTTGCTGGTGGCGGTGCTGGCACTTGCGGAAACTCAGGCAATATTGGTAATGGTGGTGGTGGTGCAGGGGGTTTGTTGGCTTCTACTGCAAATTTAAATTTCGGCACAGCTTACACATTTACGGTTGGCGCAGGAGCAACAGGAACAGCGGCTGGTTTGGGTAATGTTGCTTCTAATGGTTCAAATTCGGTAATTTCTGGCACAGGGCTTACTACAATAACTGCATTAGGCGGTGGCAGTGCAAAAGCGTATCAAGCAACAGCAGCAGCATCAAACTCTGGTGGTTGCGGTAGTGGAGGTACATACAACAATATTTCTCCGGGAACTGGAGCTGCTGGCCCACCAAGGCAAGGCTATGACGGCGCTGCGGGTATAAATTCTGGAAATTACACTGGTGGCGGCGGCGGAGGTACAGGTGCTAATGGTGTTGCTGGCGCTTCTGGAGGAACTGGTGGTGCAGGCTCTTCTCAATCCATAATGGGTTCAGCAATACTTTATGGTGGCGGCGGAGGTGGTGGAGTTATAAGTGGCTCCCCCGGCGCTGGAGGTACTGGTGGGGGCGGTGCGGGAGGTCTTAATGTGGCTGGTGTAGCGGGAACAGCAAATCTTGGCGGTGGCGGTGGTGGTGCTGGTTACATTAATGCAACAGGGGCAAATGGTGGCTCTGGAGTAGTTATTGTTGCATACCCAAATACTTACCCTAGCGCATCTGCTGCAAGTGCTGGATTGACTATTAACGGAAGCGCCGGAAACCTTACACCAGACACTACATCTAGGTCTGGTTACAAGATTTATAAAATCACTGCTGGTACGGGGACTATTACTTGGTAAATGATATGGCACACTTTGCAGAACTTGATGAAAACAACGTTGTTACACAAGTAATTGTGGGCGTTGACGAGCCGCTTGATGGCGAGGCTATCTACGCAGAAACAACGGGTACGGTCTGGAAGAAGACCAGCTACAACACTTTAGCTGGGGAACACCGACTAGGCGGCACGCCATTTCGCAAGAATTACGCAGGTATTGGTTACACTTACGACTCAGAAAGGGATGCGTTTATTCCGCCACAGCCATTCCCAAGCTGGACATTAGACGAGCAGACTTGCCAATGGAATTCTCCTGCGCCTTTTCCTAATGACGAAAAACGGTATTTTTGGGATGAACCTAGCGTTTCTTGGAAAGAAATAACATGAGCATACCCCGCAACCTATCCCAACTGGCGGACAACTATGACCCGACAACGGGAGAACTTAGCGTTGGCACGCAGATTTCTAACAACGGGATCATGCAAAACGCCACAACGGTGGCAACAAGCTATACAATTGCGGCGGGTTATAACGGCCTATCGGCTGGCCCTGTTTCGGTCAATACCGGTGTGACGGTCACGATCTCCACCGGTTCGGTCTGGACAGTCGTTTAATCAAAGGAAACAGCATGGCGCAAAGCGGCTACACCCCCATACAACTGTACTACAGTACGACGACTGGGAACGTCCCATCGTCTGGAAATTTGCTCAATGGCGAGCTGGCCATCAACATCACCGATGGCAAACTGTTTTACAAAAACAATGCCGGGACCGTTAAGCTCGTTGCCAGCGGCGCAACAGGCGGTGGATCAGATCAAATTTTCATCCAGAACGGCCAAACGGTAACCTCCAACTACACCATCACAACCAACTTTAACGCCGGCACATTCGGGCCTATTTCCATTAACAGCGGCGTTACGGTTACGGTTCCCACCGGCTCGGTCTGGTCAATCATCTAAGGAAAAACCATGAGCTTAGTACAAATCCAAGGTAATGCCAGCGGCACAGGTACGCTGACCATTGCCGCACCTAATACGAACACCAACAGGACGCTGACGCTGCCTGATGGCACGGGGACGTTCTCGGTAGCTGGTGTTAACTCCAACATTGTTGCTAGTACATCTCAGGCTTCTACATCTGGGACAAGCATCGACTTCACCAGTATCCCCAGCTATG